GTAATCTTATGTTTATTAACTCCGTGAACTCGCACATAGAAGTCTGGTTTTGATATTAGTAGTGTCATTTAATTCTTTTGCCTTCAATGTAAGTTCTAGTATGTAATTCAATTAATTTCTTCGCCATCGCTGCTTCTATATCTTCTAGGTTAAAGCCTGTTAAATGAGCCATTTTAAACATTAAAAAGAAGCAGTCTGCTAGTTCATCCGCTTGCTCGTTTCTGCCATCTAAAACTACCGCCTTTCTAAACTCCCAAACTTCCTCGTTTCGTAGTTTGGATAAAACGTCTAGCCATCTTTCATCGCCAAAGGTATCATGCGACCATTGGATGTATTCGTTTACTAATTTCTGGTTCATACTATTCCATCATTAAAGTGTCCTAGATATAAAGAGCCAGCGTTTCTATCATTAAAGTAGGCATACATTAAATCAAAACCAAAGGCTGCAAAATCTTTACAAATCAATTCTATGTTTTCGTAGCTTTTAGGTTTTATTTCTGTTTCCTCAGCACCATGTTGAATTGAAAAGAAGTATACAAACTTAATCGGTTTTAATTCTTTCTTTTCGAGTTGCTCCCCTATTATTATTACGTTTGTCATTGTGTGTTTGTTTATGGCAGTAAGCAGTCACCTACTTACCGCCTTGTTAATTTAGATTTTCCAACATTTGATGCTAGTGAACCACCTGCCATTATACTCTCTAGATTCGATGTTAATCGAGCAGGTAATTGTGTGCCCTATTTGATAATCTTGCAGTCTGCTAATAGCTTTCTCGCTAACTTCGATAGCAATTAACTTTGGATAAGTTTCTTGAGTTTCTACTACGATAGTTTGCTTTTGCCAAGCCTTGCCTGACTTGCTCTCGCCTGTTTCTAAAGGCAGAATCTGTTTTAATGTTCCCTGAATTTCCATCTGTTTATTTATTTATAGTGTGTTTATTAATTTAAGCATCATTTCATGCGCTATTTCTACTTTAGCTAGTATTTGGTCTATTCGTTCCTGATTGCGTTCTATTTCGATTAAATGATAGCTACGTTTGGAATCTTTAAAGCGTGGGTCGTAACTCATAAAGTAGCACGAATCAGAATCACACAAGTAAAGGTTCGTTTGTATCTGGTCGTAATACTTCGGCAACTCACTCTGAAAGTTCTTAGCGTTTACAAATGCCTTGTAATAAAGATGCGTGTCTGAATTAGGGCATTTTATTTCTACTATCTTTTTTTCACTTGTCAAAATCATGTCAGGCGTTCCACCTAATTTGCCATTAGTAAAGAAAACAAAGCCACCTGATGAAGTATAAATCACATCTTCGCTTGCAGGGTTCAAGTTCAATAACTCGCATAGTCTAAACGCTGCCTCAGGTTCGTTTTCCTTTCCCCAATCCATTTCAGAATTATAGAACTTAGGCTTAGGACTATCAAAATAGGCTGCTACCTTTTCTAGTAGATAAGTAATCGCTCCGTCACTTAATAGCCTGCCCTCTGCTTGTGCTTTCTTAGTTGGTTCAGCCATTAGTCTGTTAACCTCTGAGGCTGTAAATTGGTCTTTGCGATGGTGTAACCAATCGGTTTCTGTTTCAAATACGAATCTTTTAATCATGGTTTAGTTTAGTTTTATTGTTTCCGAATTTGTTTTGTAGGTTAGTATCTGGTGCAAACCCCATTGTATCTTTTCGGTTTAAATCTCTACCGAATAGCTTTCCTATTTTTTCACTTGCATCCTTTATTGCGTAAGATTCTGCAATAGGTAGTGCCATCATTACTGCGCCTTTATTGATTGCGCCTAAATCTGCCGCACTTGCACCTGCTTTGGTTTGTAATTCCTGCGCCCCTAATCCATCTTGAAACTCCCATGCTCCAGATGCAGGATTAAGGTAGTGTAAACGGATGCAAACATAAACAGCATTAAACATTACACCCTCACGCAATACCTCAACTCTAGGGTTCTTAAATATCTTTTGCAGCAAGGTTTCAATAATACCAATAGGGATGTATCTTGAATTGCCTGCGTATTGATTAACTTTTATCCATTCTTTTTTTGGTTCTTGGTTCATTAACCAATTAAATGAATCTTGCTTAAATGCCTTTTCGGCTGCCTCAACTTCGTAAATCTCGGATAAGGTTGGTAGTTTGTTTTCCATTTAGATAGTGTTAGGATGGTCAGTAATAGTTGGGAACATAATTTCTTTAGCTTGCGTAAACCCATCCAACTCAGCCGACTTGATAAGCAGGTTAATGTTACCTGTTAAAGTGCCTAGTGGGATGTTACTGCCGCTATCAATAATCTGCTTGATTAAAACGGCTTTGATTGATTCTGTGTTAGTCATTGTTGTTAGTTGTTAGTTGTGCAAATATAGTTAATTACTTTTATTATGCAATAATTATTTTACTATTTATTAGAAATAAGTTGAACCAAGTTTATCTAAATAGTTTAACTGGTTTATTTCGTTCTGCCTTATCGCCCAAGCAGCATCTATTTTGTCCGCTAGTTCTGGATGTAACACAACCGCTTTGATTTTCTTTAGTGCTTCTATTGCCGTTGGGCAGTTAGCCTCATAAACTCTGTCTATCAAGTCAGATTCAACGTAATCTAGTAGGGCTTGGTGCTTCTTTGCGTCATCAATTATGTATTCCATTTTTCTTATTATAAAAGTTTGTCAATAAAGTTTCGTATTTAGTCGCTTCAAGACTTGCTAAGTGCCAGTCTTCTTTAATCTTGGTTAGCAAAGTGAAGTCTTCATCCGTGCTATTGGCTGAGTTGCAAATCTTAATTTGCTTTCCGTAGTTATTAAATAGCCTGATGGTGTTATCAGTTGCTCTTTTAATTTTTAGTTTTAATTCTGTTCGTGTCATAAGTTTTCTATTTCTGTTTTAACTCTATCCCAATACCAATCTCTTTCTAATCTACATTCTTCTAATAGTTCATTTACTGCAATTAAAGCGCACTGTTTGGCAAAGTATTTAGTAATATCACTTCCCGCAACAGAACGCACTTGATACATTTTTTTAAATAATTCTTTTGCTTTTTCTTGTGGTGTCATGTTATTTCTTTTTTACTTCTTCAAACCATTCAGTTAATGTTAATCTAGTTCCTTTAAACATATCTTCTGTATGTTTATAAAGAATATCTAAAACTTCTTCTTCACTATACATTCTCTCTGCTTGCCATTTAGCACCTTCAATAAAACCATTTTTAACCGATACAAATTCTGATGTATTTTTTATCCAATTATTAGCTGCTTCTTCAATCGTTTCTTTTTCCATGTTAGTTATTATTCATGTTTTGCAATAATTCCCGATAACTCACTTTGCCTTTCTCGCCTCTCATGTACTTGCACGCTCTGAATAGTTGGTTGCGTGTCATGCCGTTGCGTTTAATGAAGTCTTGCTTTTCTTTCCTAGCTTCCTTGCCAACTATTAAGGCAAGCAGCGTTAATGTAAATAGCCACATCATATTTGCTCCTTTTTTAAAAGCATCTCAATAGCCTCGTTGTGTAGGTCAGCGATTGAAACGATAGGTTCAGAATCTGCTTTGATTTTGTTGCGCCTTACTTGAAGGTTTTGCAGCCTATTTGGTAGGTCTACATTGAGTAGCGTTGTTGCCACTTTACGTTTTGGTTTAGTTATGTTTGCCATTTTATAAGTATGTTATTGTGTTTTCTTTCTTAGTCTTCTTAGATGCTTTGTTGTTTGCTTCTACGTAGCTGCAAAATATGCTAGTTAAAATAGCCATGCAGGCGAGTGTGATTAGTGATGCCATTGGTTAACGTTGTTGAATTTGCAATACCTCAAAATTAACATCACCATTGAAAGGGCATTTGCCTTTGTACTTTTCTTGCCACCTATTATTTATCTCGTCACAAGTGCTTGCTAAGTTAGTTTCACTTGGCATTAAATGAGTAGTTGTATATGGCTTTTGATTTACTCCAAGCCAAACTCTTTGGGCTTTATAGGTTACAAAAAATTGACCTACTACTTTGGTGTTATCACCTCTTTTTGAAATTATTGTTGTCATTGTTTTGATTGTTAATTGTAGGACAAAAGTAAAATAATTATTTAACTATGCAAAATAAATATTTATGTATTGCGTAACTAACTGAAAAACAAAGGATTATTTTTTTATAGTAAGCACTATAACCGCTCCAAATAAGGCAGCGAATAGCAACCACCACCACTTAAAAGGATGTGGTTTGGGTTGAAGTGTAGGTATTTTTACCGATTTGGTGATATAAATTGTGTCGCCAATGCACTGACCATCTATGTAAGTAGTATCGTTTACTCTGTAATACTTAATTTGCAGCCTATCCTTTATGATAGTAATAGTATCGCCCTTGTAAACGAATGCCGTGTCTTTGCGGATAGTTTCGGTGCGGATAGTATCGTGAAGCGTTACCTCTAAAGTGTCTGTTGTGCAGAATTTCTCAATAGCACGTTTTTTTGTGTAGCAACTTACTAAGGTTGTAAGGGCTAATAATATGTATAAATTTTTCATTATTCAATAGTCTTTAATCCCCACATTAAGTTTACCCAAAGCATTTCTTTTCTAGCTTGAACGTGAGTAATCTTTAATTTCTTGGATAAGTATTTTACGCCTTGCTCAATCCATTCGTGATTTTGCTCTAAGGTCATAGTATATTCGTTATACCAAGCATCTTTACGCCCAACAATATCATCATAAGACACATTATGTTTGCTAATGGAAAACATAAGATTAATCAAATCAATAACAGCTTGTTTGCGTTTCTCTTTCATCGTATCTTCTTATTGATTATCTTCTTATTGTTAACCTCAAAGTCACCTGTTATAGGGTCTTTGGTTACGATTGCAAAGCCTTGATTGTGTTTGCTGACTTGCGGGTTGTAGTCTGGCGTTATCGTTGTCATAGCACCAATAGAAAAGCATCCTAAGACGTTGCCATTCATGTCTGATTCCATGTGTTCAGAGGTTCTATGAACGTGGCTTATAAGCGTTGATGTGTTTGTCTTGGTAAATACTCCCCTTGCAGGGCTTACAGGTGCGAATATGCCCTTTACTATGTGATGTCCGTGTGCAATGTTTAGTTTGCCAAACTTCATGAACCGATAATCTTGAACATAATCAATCTTCATGTCTTCTAGCATCAATAACTTTTCTAACTTGTTGTTTAAATAAAGTTCTGGTGCTTGCCTTATAACGTAATCTTCTATTCTTTTATCGTGGTTTCCTGCATGAAATACTATTTTCACATCCATTACTTTCAGCATCCACGCTAACAAGTTCTTAACGCCTTCAATCTGCTCCATTACTCGCATCTCGTTTGGTTTAGATACGAATCTTGAAATGGTATTGAAGTCTAAGCTATCTCCGTTTATAATTATGCAGTCTACGCCCTCATTAAAGCCGTATTCTAACGCTAAAGTTAGCGAATCAATGTCTGTATAGGGATAATGAAAATCACCGACTACAAGTGCCTTATTATGGTTCTCGCCAAATATGTAAGGTGTCTTATCTTCTTGGGTTCTTAGGTCTAAATCGTACTTTGCACGCTCAGCGTTTAACTTTTCTAAGAAGATAGGAATTTTCTCATTTATTTGTTTATGTTTCTTCACGCCTGACTTGCCTTGAACATATCTTACAGACTCCCTTGCATCCTCCAAGTCTTTATATAACATTGGATATTTATTTAAAAGAACTTTTGCAAGCGTTCTATTTGCAGTTATTGTCGGGTTCTCCAACATTACTTCCTTAGTCAATTCTGATTTAGTCTTCTTCTTCATGGTTTTCATCAAATATTTCTGCGTGAATTTCCGAAATGTAATAATCTAAAACGTCTAAAGCCTTACGTTTAATTCTGTTCTTTTGCTCCTGACCTTTCTTATCGTAAGGGTCAACATATTCTATGGCAGTTAAAGCAGAATGACACTGATTAATTACCTCAGCCCTTGTGTCATAATCTTCGTAGAATAATTCTTCTGTTTCTTCTTCCATACTACCTTATTAAAGTGTAGTAAATAGAAAACAAACCGCCCCAAATAATGTAAATGATTAGCGTGTACCAAGTAAATCCAAATATAGCTGCTAAGAAAGCGAGTATCATAATCATTTTAGCAAACTTGTAAAGTTCGGTAAACATTACTAAAACTGTGCCTGCTAATAATTCAGATAACCAATCGGGAATAAACTGAGCCATCCAATCTGCAAAGACGTGCTTAATCTTCCATCCATCCCTGCTAAACCACATACCATATTTTGCAAATGAATCGTTACTCATGATTGCATCCATAACTGCATTAGAAGCGATTGTAAGTACTAATAAAAAGTAAATCATAATTATTAACTAATTTATTTTTTATAATATAAGTCTGCTTCTGCTTGCCTTCTATTTATTAATCCATTCATAACTTTACCATTAGCGTTTACCCATTTCATAAAATGAGATTTAATGTTTTTATCGTTTGGATTGGAATTTACCCTTTTTAATAAAGTGCTTGTTTTTAACGCACCCGCTCCAATGTTATACGCAAAAGAGGTTAAGGCATCAAATTGAGACTGATTAATAGTGTCTATGGTAATTGCATCCACCCGCTTTGCAAACTCGTTTAATTCATGCTTTAAAATATCTCTCGCTTCAACTTCTGTGATAGGCTTATCTGTTAATCTTACCCTTTGCCCATTTGGGTAGATAGTTGTTCCATAACCAATAGTAGGCACTTTTGCTGGGCATAGATAAGGTTTAGCACTAAAGCCTTCAAACTTCTTAACCAAATCAATGCACTCCTGACTAACTTCTGTTATTCTCATGATTCTGATTTGCGTTGTAATACGTTAAACAAATTCTTTAATAAGTCAATACCTGTAATTGCTTGGATATTTTCTCGCATAGATTGTAACTCGCTTAAAGCTATCATAGCAATCACAGGCTTTACCAATGGAATCTCATCTCCGAAATACACCTCACATAATCTAACTGCTGCTATTGCAACTAAGTAACTAGCACCCGTGTAGAACTTCTTTATCATTGCTCTACTGCTAAGCG